GCGAGCAAAGATCGCACCCCCGCGACGACCGCCTGTCCCTTTTGAGCTCTGCTTCTCCAAGGCACGGGCAAACCCCAACAATTCTTCAAGAGCCTTTGCCGCGACCGTCTCGCTGGGCTGGGGCGGGTGGGCGAACCCCTGCGGATTGCCCAGCCAATCCTTGATCTGCTCCCGCGTCCAATCGCGCGGGACGTAAAAGACCGCAGCACAGGCTTGTGTCATGGCTGTCACGGCCACTCCGCAATAAAGCGGGCTTTGGAACGTCGGCTCGATGCTGGCAAACAGGGCGCCTTTCAGGAGTTGGCAAGGCTCTATCTCTGCCTCTTGCGCGGTCGGGGTTGCGGCCTCGGACCGCGGGGCTTGTATCGCGTCCGTGGGAGACAAATCGCCTTGTGCCTCACTATCAGCGGTATTCGGGACACAAGATGCCTGCGACGATAGGGCGCTGAACATCGCCCGCAGTTCGTCGCTGCTGATCGTCAGCGTGAAGGGATGTATCCAGCCGCCGTGCTGGATGTCGGGGCACGATCCATGCTCGCGTATATAGATGCGATGTTCCTTGGCATAGGCCCGGATCGCATCGTTCGTCAGCAGACACTGCCCCTCGGCCTGCGGGGCTGGCGTCAGGGCTGCGAGGATGCGGCTCTCATAATCTGCCTGGGCGGCTGCTTTGGCGGCTTCCGGGCTGGCGAAATAGCTGAAATTTCCCTCAACGTCTGACAGCCGAATTTCACCTTCATGGAATGCCGAGGCGGAGGGGGCGACCGAATAATCCCCGCATTCGCTTTTGCCAAAGAAGCAGCCTGGGGCGTATTCATCCCACACCAGCGCCCGCACCTGCTGGCCCGAGGCGCGGCCGTCACGCTCCCCAGCCTCATACCCCGCACTGAACGCGGCGCATTCTGCCATGTCGGCGTCCCGGTTGTCGGCGCGCCCCGGCGCCTCCTCGGCCGGGCCCTGCCAGGTGCTGCGGCCGATCTCGACGGATACGATGGGGCCGGTCATGCTGCACCGCCTTCCTTGGCTTTCGCCCAGGCCGCGATCTCTGGCTCATCGCTGCCGCTGAACCGCCAGGGCATCGGGGAAAGCTGATGCGCAACCTGCCATTCGTCGATTGCAGCCTGGACGCGGGATTGCAGGTCGAGGTTGATGGCGGGCGTGAAATCCAGGATCGGATCGCCTTCATCATTCGACTGATCGTAGAGCGATTCCTCTGCGGCCTCGAAGAAACAGCCCTGGCTGAAGAATTCCGACACCCGGATGGGGAATTTAGTGGCTCGCATGATCCATTCATGCTCCTCGGCCTTGGCGCCATCCTCGGCCTCTTCGCGCGTGGCATAGGGACCGCCGTGCCAGACCTCCGTGTCATTCGAGGAATACCAGGTCGTCTCGCTGGCCGTCAGTTGTTCGATGGTTTTCATGCGGTCCTCCGCAGCTTCTGGTTTTCGGGTTGATCGGTTCAGCGTCGCCTCATCCACCTGCATGCCGCCGAAGCGCGGCGCGATGGCGGCTTTCGCGCGCAGGAAATCGTCATAGGAGGGCTGCTGTCCCATCGCTCACGTCCTCATCGGCATGAGGACGACCGTCAGGTCCGGGTCTTCGGTCAGAATCAGGGCGGCGTCGCTCGCGGTGCTGGCCTCGATGCGCAGGGTGTCGAAGATCTGCGCAATCTCGCGGACATAGCCTTCGTTGAAGCCGATGGCGAAATCCCCGTCGGCTTCGATCGGTATCTCGACATCAATCCCGAGGCCGACGCTGTTCAGGCTGGCGACGCGCTTGCCCAGGTCGAACTTCAGGGCGTCCCGCAGGAGATGCATTCTCCTGGTGTTCGGGAACCGCCGCAGCAAGGCGCGATTGATCACGGCATAGCCGCGCATCGTGCTGCGGTTTGGTATGACCCGCGTGTAATCGGGATAGGCGCCGTCGATGCATTTGACCGTCAGCGTCCAGCCGTCGCCGGAAATCTGCATCAGCAGCGGGCTGGTCGAGCCGCCGATCCGCAGCGGCTGATTGCCGCCGTCGGCCATCAGGTTGCGCAGCGCTGCCACCGAGTAGCGGGGGAAGATCAGGTCGGGCAGGGGCCATTCGGCATCGGTCTGATACAGCGCCAGCCGATGGCCATCCGTCGCTGTGGCCGCCAGACGCCCCTCGCGACCATGCATATAGATGCCGTTCAGATAATAGCGCGTCTCCTCGGTCGAGATGGCCCACCGCACGCGGCCGATCATCTTGGCAAGCGCTGCTTCCGGTATGCTGACCCACGACATGCCCTTGGTGCTGGGCGCCGTCGGCCAATCCGAGGCCGGGCAAAGCAACTGGACGCGGGCAACCGCCGGGCCGATCCGCAGCGTCGCGACATTCCCGTCCATGGTGATGCTGACGCTGTCGTCGCGCTCAGCGCCGGTCAGCAGCGCGAGCAGCAGGCGCGCGTCGATCACGAAGGGCTCGCCCTCGGTGCAGGTGGCCGGGCAGTCCACCATCAGCCAGCTATCGAGGTTGGTGCTTTCGATCCGCAGCTTGTCGTTCAGCGGCTCGATACGCAGGCACCCAAGGACCGGGACGGTATTGCGCCGTTCGACCACGAAGGCCGCCGCGTTCACCGCGCGGCGCAGATCCGCGACGGTGCAGTTGATCCCGGCCGTGGCGGCGGGCTTGATGGGCTCCATCAGGGTCATGGTGGCCTCAAAAACTTTGGCCGAACCGGCCGGATTGCAGAAAAAAGCCCCCGGCCCGAGCAGAAGCCGGGGGCCAGTGAAGCCCGGCGGGACAGGCGCGTCGCGACCGGGCGAATTCGGGAAGGTGAAGGCGTCAGGTCAGGCCGAGGCTAAAATCTTGCGGGCCTCGACCAGCAGTTCGGTGTTGCCAAGATGGCTCAGCTGGTCGGCCATGCGCCGCACCAGGTCGCGCAGGCGCAGGTTCTCTTCGATCAATGCCGGCGCACGGGCGGCCATCAATTCCGGGTCGAGGATCGTCACGGCCGGTCCCCCGATCCCTCGGACAGCGCCACCCAGCCCGCGTCCAGCGATTGCGCGGCTGTCGGCGACAGGAAGTCCAGGATCGCGCCCACATCGGGTAGAGACGACCACAGCACGAAGCCTGCAAGGATGAGCCAGAAGACGATGCCGGCGATGAACAGGCTGCGGACGAACCAGCAGGCGGCGCAGGTGCGCCGGTCTCGCTCGGCGGGCACCCGGCGGGCGAAGTCCCGGAGCTGGAAGTCGATGTTGGCAAGGGCGGCCATCACGCATCCTTCCGCGTGTTCGCTGGCCGATGGCGCTGGCGCTGCATCACGCCATGCGCGCTGGCGGCGACCATGTAGGCGAGGCGCCGCAGGCTCTCGGGCGCGCCGGCTGCCAGCTCGGCATTGGAGATGATGGCGCGCGCCGCAGAGACCGCGCAGGGGGTCAACGTGAGGGAGGGGAGTTGCATCAGGCGCTCCATCCAAGGGTTGTGGATGGCTTGAAAATGACTGTCAGGAATATTCCTGTCAATCCTAAAAATTCTTGCTAGGAATTTTTCCAGAATGGGCAAATTATTGCCGGGTCCCCGCTTGCACGCATAGTGAGCAGCGGGGCAGTATTTGTTCACCTAATGTTCTTGGAGGCGGTATGAGCAACGAGGAAAGGTTCGCTGCACTGTTGAGCGCTATGTCGGCCGACCAGCTTAGGGCTCTTGTTTCGACCCTGTATCGCCGTCGTGAGCTAGGGCCTCTGCAAGATCCAGCCATCCCTGCTGACGTTCGGGAGAGAGAGTTCGAAACGCGCGAATAAGTGCTGCCTCTGCGCGAGTTCGATCATCGGCAAAGAGGTCCGAGACCTCCACTTCAAGTGCGGCAGCGATTTGCTTCAGCACCCGCAGCGTAACCCCGTCGAAGCCACCTTCGATCTTGGAGATTGTCGACTGCTTAACGCCGGCCATTTCGGCCAGCTCATCTTGGTTTAGGTCGCGATCACGGCGCAAGCGTTCCAGGTTCATGGCGCGATGATCTTTTGTTTCGCGGAAAGGTGCAAACGCGCGACAGGAATATAATGCTTGACGGGAATATTCCCGACAGTCATATCATGCGCCATGACTATGCTCGAACATCATCTGAGAGCTTCTGAGGAAACGCAGGCACAATTCGCCTCGCGCATCGGGGTGCGGCAAGGAACCGTGTCCAAGCTGATGCGCGGGCTCGTTACGCCGAGCCTGAAGCTCGCACAGAGGATCGAGCGAGTCACTAACGGCGCTGTTCCCGTCTCGTCCTGGGTTGATCCTGACCCTGCAGACACATGGGACGCGCAACTCCCTCAACCCGCCGCCACGGCGGCACAACCCCAAGAGCATCCTTATGTCCCTGATCTGCAAAATCCCTGATCGGCCCCGATCTGGCCTGCCTTCGCGGCAAATGTCCTTCACGCCGCCGGTGGGCGGCCGCGGCCGCTCGGCTGCTGCCCGGCGCCGGGCGCATGTCCACGCGCAGCGCGATACCGACGATTTCCTGCGGCGCTGGTCGATGCTGATGATCGTCAGCTTCGCCACGGCCGAGGCCTGCGGCCAGCATTTCGGCGTGACCAAGCAGACCGGCTGCAACTGGCGCGAGGGCACGCATCGACCCTGCGGCGATGCGGTGGATTTCGCCATGCAGACGCTGCCCCGCTACGCCGAAATCATGTGGGGGCAGTGATGGAGATCGGGCTTTCAGGTTGCCCGGGGCGGGGGAGACAGCCGGGGCGCAGCACCTGGTCCACCCGTCACGATTCCGGCCGCCTCGGGCGGGATTGACCGGGATCGTGGAACCTGCGGCTGGCCCGGCCGAGAGCCGTCTTGTGGCGGCGGGGCGAAAACACACTCCGGGATATCTGGCGCGGATCCCGGCGTGTCTGGCGGGGCGGCATCCTCCTCCTCTGGCTGCCCCGCCAATCCACTGCGCCAAGAGGATTTGACCATGCGCGTTCACTCCCGGGATCTGAAATCCAATACCGCGGCCAGGATCATGTCGATTGCGGCGATCAGGGCGCGGATGTCGATGCTGTCGGTGGCCTATTCGGCCCGGCTCGGCGCGGTGAACATGCACAATGTCCACTCGGCGGTGGACCGGATCACGTCGGTATTCGGCCGGGATCACGACCTGTCGCGCGAGATGCTCGGCTTCGTCGCGCGCCTGCCCGAGCTGCGCCGCCATGTGCCCGATCTGGCCGAGGCTGGCGAGCGGCTGATCCGGGCGGTCGAGCGCACCACCTGGCCCGATGCCGATCGGAGGGCCGATATCCATGGCTGAGCCGTTGCGCCTCTCGCTTGCCGATCATGCGATGATCCACGCCTTGGGCGTGCTGTCCCGGCCGCCGATCACGGATCGCAGCGATCTCGACCTGGTGGTCGGCATCCTGGGTGACCTGATGCCGGGCGTCACCCGGGAAAACCCGCAGTTGATGGGCCTGATCCAGACGGCCGATCAGTTCCTTTCCTGCCGCGTCTCGGTGCCGGGCTGCTATGGCGGCCTGCATGATCGCGCGCGCAAGGTGATGAACGACTGGGACCGCCGCCGGCTGGCCGAGGCCTGGGACCGCGCGCGGGGCGCGAAATGATCAAGGCCATCCAGGGAAAGGGCACGAACCGGGCGCGCGTCATTTGCGACGAGTGCGGGCGAGAGGACGTGGTGACCTGCGACTATCAAACGAGGTCGAACGGAGTTTCCGAACCGCATGCCGGCCAGATCCACAAAAAACTCACCCGGCAAGGCTGGGACGTTCGGAAGGGGAAGCTGCATTGCCCCAGCTGCGCCGCTCACCGCCGCGCCTTTGCACAACAGGAGGGTCAGGAGGTGACCGTGACCAAAGTAAGCGCCGAGGCCTGCGAGCCGCCAGAAGCGTCGCGCGAGCAGAAGCGTCTGATCATCATGGCGCTGGAGGAGGCTTATGATGTCTCCGCGCAGCGGTATCGCGGCGGCCAGACGGATGCGGCCCTCGCCACCGAGCTCGGAAACGGCATCCGTGCGGGCTGGGTGGCTGAAAAACGGGAGGAGCTGTTCGGGCCCGCCGGCGGAAACGAGGAAATGGACGCGATCCGGAACGAAGTCGCGGCGATCGAAGGCGCGCTGTCCGATGGCCTCGAAGGCGTTCGCAGCGAGATGCTCGGCCGGATATCGGCGCTGACCAAGCGCCTGGATGCGGTATGTGCGGCCGTTGGGCCGCGCGCCGGGAGGTCGTGACATGCGCCCGCATCGGGATCGCCATGGCAATGCCTATCGCGCCGGCGCACGCGACGGGGTCGGGGATTTCCTGGCCGATCTGTTGGCGCTGACGCCGCCCTCCACCCATGACGACCTGAAAAGGCTGGCGCGCAACGTGCTGGCCCGGCCGAAATATCGGCGGCTCGTGCATCACGCTGCCGAGGCCGGCCAGCCATGATGCGCGAAGATCACCGCCTCGAGGAAGCCAAGGCCATGCCCATCGCCGACGTGGTGGCGCGGCTGGAGCTATCCGGCCTGGTCCGCACAGGCGGCGAGCTGGTCGGGCCGTGTCCGCAATGCGGCGGCCGGGACCGCTTCGGGGTCAATCTGCAGACCGGGCTGTTCCAGTGCCGCAAGGAGTGCGGCCCGCACGCCAAGGGCGATCAGATCGCGCTGGTCCAGCATGCGCTCGGGATGGATTTCCGCGCGGCGCTGGAATGGCTGTGCGGCCCGGCGCAAGGCCTCTCCGATGCCGAGCGCGCCGAGCGGCGCCGCAAGGCCGAGGCGAATCGGCGCAAGCAGGATGATGTCGCCCGCCGCGCCCGTGAGAAATCCATCCGGGCTGCGCGGGATATCTGGTTCGCCGCCCGACCGGCCGAGGGCACGCTGGTGCGCGACTATCTGACCCTGCGCGGCATTGATCCCGGGCTCTATCCTGACCTGCCGCAGGTTCTGCGCTTCGATCCCGCGGCGCGTTACATGATCCCGGTCGAGGGCAAGGCGCAGGAATGGCAGACCGTGCATGTCGGCCCGGCCATGGTCGCGGCCGTTGTCGATGCCGGCAACCGGGTCACCGCAGTGCATCGCACCTGGCTCGATCTTGATCAGCCCAAGGGCAAGCTGGAGCTGCCCGATCCGCGCAAGTCGGGCGAGACGCTGCCCAGCAAGAAGGTGCTGGGCTCGAAAAAGGGCGCCGTCATCCGATTCCTGACGCCGCAGGACTGCGACACCATGATCATGGCCGAGGGGGTCGAGACGACCCTTTCCGCCCTGATCGCGGAGGCCATGCCCCGGCGCTGCGCCTATTGGTGCGGTGTCGATCTGGGCAACATGGCCGGGCGCATGCAGCGCGGCCCCGGCCTGAAATATGCCGGCCTGCCCGACATGGACGATTCCGAGGCCTGGCTGCCGCCGGTCTGGGTCAAGACGCTGATCTTCGTCCAGGACGGGGACAGCGATCCGAAACTGACGCGCGCCAAGCTCCTCGCGGGGCTGCGGCGCGCCAAGATCAAGAGGCCGGGCCTGCGGGGCTACATCGTCCACGCGGGCGACGGCCGCGATCTCAACGACATCCTGATGGGACAGCGAGATGAGTGACGAGCAGGAGATTGTGAACGCCGTAAACCGATTCGAGGTGATGTTTCGCGGTATCGAGGGCCTCGACGATCTGTCGATTTCCGAAACGCGCGGCCTGTTCATCGCACTTTCGGACCTCATTGCGGAAATCGTGGTCAGCTGCAGCGACGAGACCGACCCGTTCCTTGACCTGATCCGGGCGAAGATCGAGCGGCTGCGTGCGGTGGGAGACACCCGGATCGATCCGGAGCGGCTGCAATGACCGATACCAGTGATGATGACGCGCTCGGGCAGGTCCGGGCCGTGATGAGCAATGCCGAAGAGGTCGATCTGCCCGAGGGGATGGAGCCGGAGGCCTCGGCCGGGGATGGCGACAGCAATTCCCCTGGAACCCCTTCCGAGGGCCAGCCCGACGATCCGTTCCCGGATTGCGCGCAATATCCGCTCAACGACCACGGCAACGGCCAGCGCTATGCCCGCCACTACCGGGAAGAGTTGATCAATGTGCCCCGATATGGCTGGCACGTCTGGACCGGCCAGCGCTGGCAGAAGGACGAGGACGGCATAGAGGTTCGACGCCGTGCCCAGATGCTGGGCGATCTGATATCGCGGGAAATTCCTCACCTTCGGCTTGAGGACTGGCAGATGCAGATCCTCGAGGACGGCGTGCAACTGCGCCGCCGTGAACGCGAGCTTAGCCGGCTCATTAATGCCGAGGGCGAGGAGGCGAAGGCCGCGCAGCAGGAGCTGGACAGCATGGCGCCCAAGCTCGCCCGGCTGGCCGGAATAGAGAAGGTGATGGGCTCGGTTCGCAAGGATCATCACGGCTGGGCGAAGACCTCGGGGAATACGACGCGGATCGACGCGCTGATCAAGGAAGCCGGCGTCGGCCTGGCGGTGGCGTTCGATCAGCTGAATGCCGCCCCGCTGGATGTCTGCTGCGAGAACGGCGTTATGCGGTTTTCGGTCATTCCGGGCGATCCCGAAAGCGGCATGAGCCCCATGGCGGACATGGAGTTCGTGCCGCATGCCCGGGATCAGCTGATCACCAAGATGATGCCGGTGCGATACGATCCGGATGCAAAGCGGCCGATCTTCGACAGGTTCATCACCCGCATCCTTCCCGATCCAGAGGTCAGGAGATTCGTGCAGCGCTGGTTTGCCCTGAATACGACGGCGCTGACCGGCGAGCAGAAGCTGGTCTTCTTCTACGGTCTCGGCGCCAACGGCAAGTCCGTGCTGGTGGACCTGATCGCCCGCATGCTCGGCGATTACGCCGCCACGGCGCGGATCGAGACCCTGACTGGCTCGACCAAGAAAGACGGCTCGGCCGCGACGCCGGACCTGGTGCCGCTGATGCTCGCCCGCATGGTTCGAACGTCCGAGCCCGAGGAGGGTGAGAAGCTGCGCGAGGGGCTTATCAAGCAGCTCACTGGCGGCGAGCCGATCAACGTGCGGCCGAATTTTGGCGAACAGATCGAGGTCACGCCCAAGTTCAAGATCACCATCCAGGGCAACTATCGCCCCGAGGTGCGCGGCCGGGACGACGGGATCTGGCGCAGGCTGCTGATCGTGCCCTTTGACGTGACCATTCCGCCAAAGGAACGGGATCCAGACCTCGGCGCCAAGCTATGGGAGGAGCGATCCGGCATCCTCAACTGGCTGATCGAGGGGCTGATAGACTACCTGGAAGGCGGGTTGCAGGAGCCGCAGGCCGTCCTCAGCGCGACCAACGAATATCGCGAGGAAAGCGACCCGCTCGGCTTCTTCCTTGAGACCTGTTGCGTTGTCTCGGGGCAGCCCGAGGACAGTGAGACGGCGAAGGACCTCGCGCTGGCTTTCCAGCTTTGGCAGGACGAGCAAGGTGGTAACGTCTGGCAGCAGGGCACGATCCAGCGCCAGATCAAGGACAAGATGCGCCGCTGGGTCAGTCCCAGCACCGGCAAGAAGTTCTCCGAGCGCAAGTCCAACGGCATCATGCGATATGACGGCATCCGGTTCTCGATGGAGTTCGGGCACCGCTTCAGGACCGCGCCGCGCGACGCGAACGGCCGCCCCATCGCTGGTCGCAGCGGAGGCCAAGATGGCAACCTGTGATCCCCGCACCCCTGTCGATGAAGGCAGGAGGGAGGAATTTGCCTCCCTACAGGGAGGAAAGGGAGGGTCTGCCTCCCCGGGTTTTCTGGCGACATTACAAGGGGTTCGGGGCGTCAGGGAGGATAGGGAGGCAAATTCCCGCATACGCGTATGCGCGAGAAGGGAAGGGGTATGGGGTGATGAAGGCCCCATATGCGTGGACCCGGTTTTGCCTCCCTATCCTCCCTGACGGCATCAACTGCTTGTAATCTAAAGATAATCGTCTCCAAATTACCTCCCTCAATCATCCCTCAAGATAATCCGATCCTCCCTATCCTCCCTGAAGAAACAGCGACCGAAACAATAGGCAGTATGATGAGCAAGAGGGACCACAATATGTTGAGAGCGGCGCAGAAGGCCGAAGCCGGGAAGTCGCTGATCATGGCCGCAAGGGAGGCTCGGGATGCCCGGAAAGCCGAGGAAGCCGCCCGGCTCGCCGCCATCCGGGACGCCAGCGCGATCCCCGACCAATGCGGCCCGGATACGATTGCCGCCCCGGCGCGCGGCCCGTTCGTCGTTGAACGTCAGCTGACCATGGTGCCGAACGGCGTCGATGATCGCGGCCTGGAGAAATGGGCGGCGGCGCCGACAGGATACGGGCATCGCGCCAGTGTCCGCGCCGCCGACGTGTTCGACCGGATGATCGCCTCGGCCCGGCGCCGCAAGAAGCCGTGCCCCCTGACGCCGGGCCAGATCGCGATGGGCCGCCGCTATGCGGCGCTGGTCGAACTGGCAGCGGCCGATGGCACCAAGGTCTCGCGGCTCGATGCGTCGCGTGGCGGTGGCGACAGCATGGGCTGGATGGACCGGCATCTCGATATCGCCCAGGAGCTGACGATCCTGCGCAACCGGATCGGCTGCAGCGCATCAATGACCATGCGCCGCATCCGGCCGTCCAATCGGGGCGCGACGCAGCGCGGCCCGATTATGGATCGGGTGCTGGTGGACATGGTCTGCATCAAGGGCTGCACGCTGGACGATGTGCTGGTGAGCCATGGGTGGGCGGTCAAAGGGGCGCACAGGAAAGCCATCACAGAGGCTCTGTGCGCCGCGCTGGACCGCATGATCGGGTATCGGGGCAAAAAAACTTCTTGACGGCTTAAGTCCGTCTGTGAGACAGAATTGCATAGTATCACGAATTGCGCCCGCAGGGATCATGTCCCGAGCGGGCGTTGTCATTTCCGGGGTATCGATGGGCAGGCTCAAGCAACTCGCACCGCGCGTTGGCTCGTTGTCGGCGCGCGTAACGTCCATCGGTGCCGGGCCGGATCGGCTCAAGCGCCGGGACCAGATAGTGCCATGGCGCAAGTGGTATAAGACGGCAGAGTGGCAGCGGCTCCGTTGGGATTGCCTTGCGTCTGCGCTGTTCACCTGTGCCCGCTGTGGCGTCATTGGTCAAAGCCGCGAACTGGTGGCCGACCATATCCGTCCGCATCGCGGCGACCGTGATCTGTTCTTCGATCCGGGCAATCTGCAATGCCTTTGCGCGACCTGCCACAATCGGGACAAGCAGGCAGAGGAGCGCGCAGGTGCCGCCAATCATAGCGCCACCAACGGCGATGTCGGTCGGGGTTAGGCAGCCGGCCAACGGGCAGGCACCGTCGAAGCCATGCCCGTGGTGCGGATCGGCGGTGACGGGGCCGAGGTGCCAAGGATGCGGAGGCCCGACCGCTGCGTGACCGCGCGGATCACCGCGCCGACCTCGAAATCAGCCCGATCCGGTCGAAAATGCCTCGAAATCGGGCAGATCGACCCCTCGGACCCCCAAAGGAGGGGGTGGGTCGAAAGTCAGGGGGCCAATCCGGCCCGGACCCGCGCCCCCCTCATCTGGAGATTTTTTTCTGATGGAAGAGGTTTTCGACCTGTTCGGAAACCCCGTTGAAGCGGGGTCCGGCAAGCCCGGCCGTCCCCGCAAGGTGGCGACGCCGGAAGATCGCAATAAAGTCAAGATGTTGCTTGCGGTCGGCTGGTCCAATGAACGGATCGCGGCCGTGCTGCGCATGTCGCTGCCGACTTTTCGGCGGAATTTTTTTCAGGAGCTGAAGATTCGCCCGGTGGCGCGCGACATGCTCGACGCGCGCCGGCTGGAGTTGGCGCTTGCCGCCGCCCAGTCCGGCAATGTTGGCGCGATGCGCCAAGTGGATCGGCTGCTGGATCGGTTCGACCAGATGGAGGCGGAACGCGCCTATGCGTCGCGGCCTAAGGATCAGCCCGAGCCCAAGGAAAAGCTGGGCAAGAAGGTGCTCGACGAGGTGTTGGCGCTCGATGCCGACGCCGCGCTGATGAAAGAGCTGGACCTGGAGACCAAGGGCGGCGGGGGCAATGTCCGCCATTGAGGCGCTGCCGCGCTTCGCTTGCCCGGATTGGTGGGAAAAGCTTCAGGCCGGCGAGGTCCCGATCGCCGATGTGCCGGTCAACGAAGCGAAGGCGGCACGGGTGCTGGCGTTCTTCAACCGGCTGCGGCTGCCGGACGTGCCGGGCAATCCGCCGATGTCGGAGGCCTGCGGCGACTGGTTCAAGACCATCCTGGTGGTGTTCTTCGCCAGCGAGGATCCCGAGACTCATCGCGAGCTGGTCTGGGAACTGCTCTGCATGGTCCCGAAGAAGAACTCGAAATCCACCTATGTGGCGGCGCTCGGCCTGACGGCGCTCTACATGGAGGAGGCGCCGAACCGGCAGATGCTGCTGGTGGGGCCGAGCCAGAATATCTCAGAGCGTTGCTTCGAGCAGGCGCAGGGGATGATCAGCCTGGACGACAAGCTGAAGCTGATCTTCAAGGTCCAGGAGCACCTGAAGACGGTGACCCGGCGCAAGACCGGCTCGAAGCTGGAGGTGAAGACCTTCGATACCTCCATCGTCACTGGGGAAATACCGGTGCTCACCATCATCGACGAGCTGCACGAGCTGGGCAAGAAGGCGAAGGCGGCGAAGGTGATGCAGCAGATCCGCGGCGGCGGCATCACCAAGGTGCGCGGCAAGGTCTTGATGATTACCACCCAGTCGGACGAGATGCCGACGGGGATCTGGAAGTCGGAACTGAAGAAGGCACGGGCGATCCGGGACGGCAAGGCCGGCCCATCGCCGATCATGCTGCCGGTGCTCTACGAGTTCCCCGAGGGACTCCAGCGCAAGGAGAAATACTGGCGCGACCGGGACAACTGGCATCTGGTCCTGCCGAATCTCGGCCTGTCGATTGACGAACAGGCGCTCGAGGACGATTACGAGAACAACGGCAAGGTCTCGAAGGAGGCCGAGCAGATCTGGGCCAGCCAGCATCTCAACATCGAGATCGGCGTTGGCCTCGGCGGCGATGCCTGGTCTGGCGCGGTGCATTGGGAACCGGCCGCAGCAGGTTGGATCACCCTCGACCGGCTGCTGGACGAAAGCGAGGTCTGCACCATCGGCGTGGACTGGGGCGGCGCCGACGACCTCGCGGCGCTCGCTGTGCTGGGCAGGCGGGCGCGGGACAAGGTCTGGCTGCTCTGGGTTCGCGCCTGGGCGCGCGAAACGGTGTTCAAGTCCAGGCCGCAGATCGCCGACGCGTTGCGCGGGTTTGAGGAAGACGGCGACCTGCGCGTCGTGTCCTCGCCCGAGTTGCAGGCCGCAGAGGCTGCCGAGATCTGCGACCGGGTGCGGTTGGCCGGGCGGCTGCCGGAGGCCGGCGGCATCGGCCTCGACGCGGCGGGGATCGCGCTTCTGCTCGATGCGTTGGAGGAGATGGGCATGGTCTCGCCCCTGGTGCAGGCAGTGCAGCAGGGCTGGAAGCTCCAGACCGCGATTTCGACGGTGCCGCTGAAGCTGGAGTCGCGGCGCATGCTGCACGCCGACCAGCCGATCATGAACTGGGCGGTCGGCAACGCCAAACAGGAACTCAAGGGGAGCAACTACATGGTGACGAAGCAAGCTTCCGGCGCCGCCAAGATCGATCCCCTGATGGCGGCGTTCGATGCGGCGATGCTGATGTTCAACAACCCGCAGGCCGCACCGCCGATCGGCGACTTCCTGGCCAACCCCATCATGGTGATCTGAGATGGACCTGCCGCGGGGCATCGTCGATCGCTTCGGCAGGCCGATGGCGGCGCTGTCCGATCTGACCAAGGAACAGCGCCTCACCCTGCAAGGCGGCGACCTCGGCTATTACGTCGCCAGCAATGCCTCGGGCAAGGTGGTGACGCTGTCGGCCGCGCTGACCATCTCGGCGGTTTGGGCCTGCATCGTTCGCAGCGCCCAGGCGATGGCCTCGCTGCCGCTGGACCTTTATCGCAAGACCGCTGGTGGGCGGCAGCGGCAGGACGGGGCGCTGGCCGACCTGATCAGCCTGTCGCCGAATGCCGACCAGACGCCGGTCGAGTTCTGGGAGGGCATGTTCTCCTGGATGCTGGCCACCGGCAACGCTTATGCCGAGATCGACCGGGTCAACGGCCGGCCATCCTCGCTGATGCCGCTGCCCGCCACCCATGTCCGGCCGTTCCGCAACAAGGTGAGCGGCGAGTTGTTCTACGAGGTGCGCGAGCCCGGCACGTCGCGCCCGCGCGTCATCGGCCGCGAAGACATGTTCCATCTGCGGGGCTGGGGCTTCGGCGGAGATGAGGGCATGTCGCCGATCCGCTGGGGCACGCAATCGCTTGGCGCTGCCATGGCGGCCGACGAGGCATCGGCCAAGATGTTCGGCTCAGGCATGCAGGCCTCGGGTGTGCTGAAGACCAACCAGCGCATCTCGCCCGAACAGCGCCCGCAGTTGCAGGCGATGATGAGCGAATACGCCGGCTCGACCAAGGCCGGCAAGCTGATGATCCTCGAGGCGGGGATGGAGTTCGAGCAGCTGACGCTGAACCCGGACGATGCCCAGATGCTGGAGACGCGGCGCTTCTCGATCGAGGAGGTTTGCCGCTGGTTCGGGGTTCCCCCCATCGTCATCGGTCATTCGGCCGCGGGGCAGACCATGTGGGGGACCGGGGTCGAGCATATCTTCCTGTCCTGGATGCAGCTCGGCATCAACCCGGTGCTGAAGAAGGTCGAACAGCGGATTCGCAAGCAGCTGATCCCGCTGCGCGAGCAGCGCGACACCTACGCCGAGTTCAACCGCGAGGCCATGCTCCAGATGGACAGCAAGGCGAAGGCGGAATTCATCCGCGCGATGGTGACGATGGGCGTCATGAAGCCGGACGAGGCGCGCGACAAGCTCAATATCGAGCGCGAGGGCGGCGCTGCCGATCTGCTGTGGATGCAGGGCGCCATGAAGCCCATGGACATGATTCTCAAGGGGAAGTGACGATGGCCAAGAACCACATGCCGGTCGCGCATTTCGGTGTGCGGCCCGACGACGTGCGCGCCGAATGCGCCCCGCCCAAGGCTTTCGAGAAGTGGCAGCCCGAACTGCGCGCCCGCGCCGAGGCGGTGGGCGATGATAGCGGCCCCTTCGCCATCGACGTGATGGATGTGATCGGCGACACCTGGGACGGCTACGGCGTGACCGGGCGCAAGGTGGGGGCGCTGCTGCGCGCTGCCGGCGAGCGCGAGGTGGTGGTCAACATCAACAGCCCGGGCGGCGACGTGTTCGAGGGGCTGGCGATCTACAACATGCTGCGCGGGCACAAGGCGGACGTGACGGTGCGCATCGTCGGTCTTGCCGCCTCTGCCGCCTCGGTGATCGCCATGGCCGGGGACCGCGTGGAAATCGCCCGGGCCGGCTTCCTGATGATCCACAACACCTGGGTCTATGCCATCGGTGACCGGCACGACCTCGCCACGGTTGCCGGCCAGCTCGGCGCCTTCGACGAGGTGATGGCCGAACTCTATTCGCTGCGCACCAAGATCGATGCCGGCCAGATCGGTCAGATGATGGATCGCGAGACCTGGATCTCCGGCCGCGCGGCCATAGACCAGGGTTTCGCCGACGATCTTCTGGCCGCGGATGCCATCGAGGTTTCCGAAAAGGCCAAGGCTCAGGCGCCGCAGACCAAAACCATCGCGCGCATCGAGGCGGCACTCTCCCGGGACGGGATGACCCGGTCTGAACGCCGCGCCGCGATCAAGGCTCTTACCAGCAAGCCGAGCGCTGCTGACGACGACATGCCGCGCGCTGTCGAGACCATGGCCAGCCTGACCGGGTGGGCCAAATCCCTAACGGCCAAGATGGAGAACTGACATGGCCTTTGACATGGAACAGGCGTTCGGCGAGTTCAAAGCCGAATTCGACAAGGTTACCGGCAATATCAACAAGAGCGCCCAGGCCGCGCTGGACGAGGCCAAGCGTCTCGGCGGCCTGACCGAAGAGACCAAGGCGAATGTCGATAAGGCACTTGCCGAGCAGGGCGAGCTGAAGGCGCGCATCGACGAGATGGAGGCTTCCGCCCGTGATCTCGCGCAGCGCTTCGCCAGCGGCCGCCGCAGCGGTGCCGGCGGCGCCAAGTCTCTGGGCCAGTTGGTGGTGGCCGAGGCCGAGGAGAAGATCAAGGCCGCGGCCAAGGGCGGCGTGAACGGCGACGTGTCGTTGGGCTTCTTCAACGCCATCACCTCGCTGCCTGGCTCTGCCGGCGAGCTGCTGCCCGAACGCCGCGAGCCCGAGATCATCGCCGAGCCCGACAAGAAGCTGGTGGTGAAAGACCTGATCACGGTGGGCGAGACGGGCCAGCCGCTGATCAAGTATTTCCGCGAGGTCTCGCGCACGGGCGCCGCCGGCATCGTGCCGGATGACGGCACCACGGTGAAGCCGCTGATCGACAAGACCTGGACCTCGGAATCGGCCGAGGTGAAGACCATCGCCGGCCGGATGGAAATCCACAAGCACATGCTGGACGACATCCCGGCGCTGCGGACCGATATCGACACCACGCTGACCTATGAGGTCAACAAGGTCGAGAACGCGCAGATCCTGGCGGGCGACGGCACTGGAGAGAACTTCTCGGGCCTGATCACCAATGCCACGGCCTATGGCCAGACCGCCCGCGAGCCCTCTGGCGCGACAATCCTCGACCGGTTGCGCCTTGCCATGCTGCAGGTGTCGGCGGCGGGCTATGTCGTCGATGCACATGTCCTGAATATCTGGGACTGGGCCGCGGCCGAGATGCTGAAGGACACGACCGGGCGCTACATCTTCGGCAACCCCTTCATGGAGACGCCGACGCCGCGCCTCTGGGGTCGTCGGGTGGTCGATACCGAGGACATGCCGGAAGGCGATTTCCTGACCGGAGCCTTCAAGCTGGCCGCCACCTACTACCAGCGCCAGGACATCGAGATCCTGCTGTCGTCGGAGAACCGCGACAACTTCGACAAGAACATGCTGACCGTGCGCGGTGAGAAGCGCGGCGTCGTGGTGGTCAAGCGCCCGCTGGCGCTCTGCTACTACACCGCCCCGGGCGGCTGATCATGGTTGCGGGCGCGGCATCGTCTGCGCCCGCCGCAACTCCCTTCACGAAAGGAATACGGACATGCCGAAGTTGAAAGCGCTCCGCGGCTCGATCGGCGCCTATGGCCGGGTCAAGGCCGGCGGCATCGTCGAGGTTGACGACGATGCGGCGAAAAAGCTGCTGGCCACCAAGCGTTTCGTCCCGGCCCGCGCCGAGGATATTGCGGCCGCCACCAAGGCGCAGGAGGAATACCTGAAGGTCGAGACGGTCGGCGTCACGCCGGGTTTCGCGCCCTTGCCCGAGGCGCCCCAGCCAATCGAAAGCGCCACGGCCGGTCTCGAGCTCGATGCGCGGGAGAAGCTGCTCGAGGAACGTGCCACACAGCTCGAGGCGGATGCCAAGCGCCTGCACGATCTGGAAGCCTCTTTGAAACAGCGTCAGGCCGAACTCGATGCGCGGGAGAAGGCGAATGCCGATCTGGATCAGACGACGGTGGCTTCCGCCGCTGCTGCCGAGGATGCGGCGACCGAGGCCAAGGACGCCCCGAAGGGCAAGGGCTCGAAATGATCGTTGCTCTGCCCGATCTGAAGCTGCACCTACGGGTCGATCCAGCGGATACCGAGGAGGATTCGATCATCGCTGCGTTCGGCCGGGCTGCCGAACTTCAGGTGCGGAACTGGATCGGGCGGCCCATTTATGCCTCGGCGGTCGATTTGCCGGCGCCGGGCGCGCCGGGCTATGACCGCTATCAGATCGTCGCGGACGAGGCGATCACGGTGGCCGTCAAGATGCTGGCTGAGCGAATGTACGAGGATCGCGGCGGCGAGGGCGGCACCTCGGATGATGCCGTGCCGCCGGTGACCGTTCGCGCGTTGCTTTCCGGGTATCGGGTGTTTCACCCGGTGCCGGAGCCGCAGGTCGGCACCCCATGATCCGCGCGGGCGCTCTGACCAAGCGGGCCGCGTTCAGCGCGCCGTTCAAGGAGACCGACGCCAACGGCAAGCGCATCCAGCGCTATGATCATCAGTTCACGATCTGGGCGAACGTCCGGCACCTGCGGGGTGGTGAAAGCGTCATGCAGGCGCGTCTGGTCTCGAAAAGCCCGGCCATTGTCACCGTGCGGGCCTTTGCTGGCTCGCGGCGGATCACGTCGGAATGGCGGGTCGTCATCGACGGCCGGACCTATGACGTGAAGGAAGATCCGCGGGAGACGCAGGATCGGGCCTTCCTCGAGATGCTGGCGGAGTGCGTCGGATGATCGACATAGAGCCGTTGATCCAGGTGATCCGCGCCCGGCTGATCGTCCAGGTGCCAGCCTTGGGAGGTCGCGTTTTCGACCGCGCCACCGAGGGCGACGAGACGCCCTATGCCGCTTTCGACACCTTCTATGGCGTGGCGGCGGATGCGGAATGCATCGAGGCCGAGGACTGGACCGTCCAGATTGGCATCTATCATAGCATGACCAGCAAGGCCGAGGTCGGGAAGATTGTTGGCCAGGTGAAGGCCGCCCTGCATGGCTGGGCCGACACCGATGCGCTGACCATGCACCCGATGCGCGTCACGCTGGTTCGCGTCATGGACGATCCTGATGGCGCGTCAGTGCATGGCGTGGTGCAGGTCGAGGCGATGGTGGAAGGTTAGTTGGCCGGAAGTCCCGTTGAAAAGAAGTATTGGTAACACAATTGATTGGTTATCGCGGTAATTTCATCCCTCTCATAAAGTCGCTCACAGGAATCGGCAAGCTTCTTCATTACCGCGAGTTCTCTCTCTGCTTGGCGTTGTTCCAGTGCCTTGATGCTTTTCTGTATTGCCTCCTCTGCTTCAATATTCTTTTGCATATTTGATGTGCTAATAAATTCCTTCGATGAAGGGATATAGGTATGTTCCTCGCCGGTGTGTATTTTAATGCATTCTTCTGCGGTCTTCGCCTCTCGTCTATCGAATGTGCGCCCGCCCTTTAAAATTGCTTCGGCCCAATGGTCGCCGCCTTTTTTGTTCCCTGCCTTGTATTCCTCAACGCACCAATCCGCTATTCCGGAATGCGCCGGTGTTGCGAAAGAAAAGAGCATGATAGCGAGATAGATACGCATGCGATCCTCCGGAGTGTGCAATGGCCCAGCTTAACCCCCGGATCATGGCGAAACTCAAGCGAATTCCTGATGTCGCGGTCGAGGCTGCGCGCCAAGCGATGGAGGAGGGGGCTGAAGAGGTCTGCGAATATATCCGCAACATGGTCCGCTCAACCTTCACCCAGCGATCCGGCGACATGGTCCAGTCGATCGGCTGGACCTGGGGCGAGTTGCCGCCCGGCACCTTCATGATCGACGAAATCCGTAGCGGCAAGAACAAGGGTGACCAGTATGCCACCTTGCGGATCAGGATCTATGCCGGTGCTGGAGATGGCTTCTATTTCCGGTTCCACGAATTCGGAACCAAGGATGGAGTGCCTGCACGCCCGACCTTCTATCCGGCATGGAAGGCGAAGCGGGCCGAGTTCCGCAAGCTGATCCGCGACCGCGTCCGGGCGGCAATCAGGGAGGAGTTGCGCCGTGGCTAAGGCGATATTCACGCGCGAGTTTCATTATACCAGCATGACGCGCAATGCAGGCTGGTCCGCCTATCCCAAGGACGATCCGCAATATTACCCGCGCGAGTTCATCGATGCGGCCGTCAAGGCTGGCTGCGCGACAGAGTCTCCGCCTTCGGTTCGCAAGGGCCGGGCAAAACCGGCCGCCGAGGCCGATTAATCGGGCGCGATTTCGAGCCCTTCAAACCGACATGCCGCCCTGGGGCGGCATTTTTCATGGAGCTGAGGCATGGCAAAACCGATTACCGAGAAGTTCGAGCAGATGACGCTCGAGGTCGCCACCGACGAGGCTGGCACCACCTGGACCAAGATCTGCGGCCTGGTGGGCGTCACAATCACGCGCTCGGCGACATTCGACACCAGCGAGGTTCCGGCAGATTGCGACGATGAATCTCTGCCCCTCGATCAGGAGCGGGCGCTTCGCTCGCTGCAGGTGTCGGTTTCTGCCGACGGTGTCTGGGCGCAGCAGTCCCACGAGATGATGCTGGACTGGTTCTACGGCGGCCAGAGCAAGCTCATCCGGCTCGGCAACCAGAATGCCGCGGTTGGCGATACGCAGTACGAACGGGGCCCGGCGGTCATGACCACGCTGACCAACCAGCGAACCAAGGGCCAGAAGGTCACGGCATCGATCGCGCTGGAATTCGATGGCACGCCGACCCGCCTGCCGAGGGCTGCTTGATGGCGCGCGTCGTCATGCGATGGGCGGGCGGCGAACACGCTGTCCGCCTCGGCATCGCCGAGGCCGAGGTGATCCAGCAGCACACCGATTGCGGTCCCGAGTTTCTGCTGAACCGCATCAGCCTTGGGCAATGGGAACTGCCTCATCTGATGGAGGTGATCCGCAACGGGCTGATCGGTGGCGGCATGGACGAGGTCGATGCCAAGCGGCTAGTAGACCGGGTCGTGGCGCAGCAGCCGTGGATCGCGCTGAAGCGGCCCGCGATGGAGATCCTGTCCCTCGCCCTTTACGGCCCGCCGGATGATCCGGTGGGGGAGGGTTTGCCGGCGGGCGATCAGACGCAGGAACCCTCCCTCGCGGAAAGTGGAAGTTCAGCACCTATTACGGGTTAGGTGCGGTGCTGGGGTTCAGCCCTCGTCAGGTGGGCGAGATGACCCCTTGGCAGTTCCGCGCCTGCCTTGATGGCTATGGCCGGGCCCATGGCTGGAAAACGAACGGGGACGGTGCGGCAGACGCACTGTCCGACGCCGATCTCAAGGAAATGGGCATTGTGGGCTTCTGATGGCTGAAGAACCGGATCTGATCATATCGGCGGGCTTTTCGGACGCCCAGCTTGTCGCCGAATCCAACAAGGTCGTCGCCGAGTTCCGCAAACGCGGCGAAGAGGCGCAGAAGGCGTTCCAGGACGCCCAGGGCCGGGTGACCGATACCCAGGCCGCGCGGGCACATGCCCGTGACCTCGATCGTCTCGCCCGGCAGTACGATCCGGTCTATCGCGCCGCCAAGCGTTATGAGGAAGAGGTCAAGCGCCTGGATCGCGCCCTCGATGTCGGTGCGATCAGCCAGCAGCGCTATACGTCCGAGGTCGCCAAGGCCGCCCGGCAGATGCACCAAGCCGGCGAGACCATGCAGGACACCGCGCGCAAAGGCCAGCAGATGGGCACCGGATGGCAGAACCTCGGCTGGCAAGTTGGGGATTTTGCCACACAGGTAGGCGCTGGCACCAGCGCGGCTCAGGCATTGGGTCAACAGCTTCCCCAGCTTCTTGGCGGTTTCGGCACCCTGGGCGCGCTGATGGGTGCTGGCGCGGCCATCGCCATCCCTCTCGGCGCGGCGCTGCTGAAGGTGGCGATGGACACCGAGACGCTGGACGAAAAGCTCGACGGCCTGGAGAAGACCACTGGCGCCTATCTCGATGCGGTCGAGGCGGCCGAAACCCCGTTGGAACAACTCCGCCTGCAATATGGCGATCTGGCAGATGAGATTGCCAGGGTGAACGAGCTTACCGCAACCCTGACATCTGTGCAGGCGCGCGCCGATCTGCTGGGATCGGCCAGGACGTTTGCTGGCACGGTGTTCCCCGGCGAGGCTGTGTCTCGTGCCCCCGGGCTCTCGGATGCTGAATGGTCCGCCGTTCAGGAGGCGCAGGCCCGGAAACTCGCCCGGGCAACCGGTGCCAGCGTCGAGCAGGTCGGGCTGCTGCAAATGGCCATGCGCAGGCTCGAGACCAGCAACAGCATCGAGGTTGTGCAGAAGGATGCAGAGAATTTCCGTGACGTGCTGATCCAGATTTCAGGGAGCGCCGAGGCGGCGGCGCAAAAGTTCCCCGAGCAGATGGGGACGCTGAACACGCTGATCACCTCGGCTGCCGATCAGCTTGCGGCAGCGGACCGCCAACGACGCGAGGCACAGCAGGATCTTCTGGAAACCTATGATGCGAATACGCAGAAGCTGAAGAAGCTGGCCGATGAGCGGCGCCTTGCCGAGGAAAGCCAGACCGAGGCGGTGAAGGCAGGGAAGGAGGATCAGGCAGAGGCTTATGGCCGCGTGATCAAGGCCATCGACAAGGAAGTTCAGGCGGTCCGGCAGTCCATTGCCGAGATGGACGGCACCTTCGAGGCCAGCGTCAAGCGGATGCAGGAGCTGGCCGGCGGCCTCGGCGGTACGATCAATGACGCCATCAAGCAGTGGACGGGGCTCAATCTCCGCGAATGGGGGCAGGCCGGGACCGCTGCGAACAAGGGCATCCTCGACCTGATCGCGCAGCGGGAAAGCCGCGGCGATTACAATGCCACGCTCGACGACGGGCGTTGGACCGGCGGCGCGCGCAATCTGGTCAACATGACGCTGCGAGAGATCCGCGCCCTGCAGGAGTCGATGAAGACGCCGGAAAACCGGGCGCTCTATGGCAATGGTGCCGGATCGTCGGCCTTGGGCCGGTATCAGATCGTCGGCTCAACCCTCGATGACCTGATGAAACGGCTCAAGCTGACCGGCGACGAGCTGTTCACGCCCGAGTTGCAGGACCGGCTGGCGATGGAGCTGCTGCGCCAGATCAAGCCTGGCGATGTGGATGGTATCCGCAAGGTTTGGGCGGGCCTGGAAAATGTGCCTGCGCCGCTCATCCAGCAGGCTTGGGGCCAGCAGTCCATTTCTCGGGTTGATCCGGAGGTGCAGAAGGACCTCGACAAGGAAATCAAGGATCGTGAGCGCCTCGCCGAACAGGCCAGGCGATATGGCGAGCAACTGGCGCAGAACCTCCTGACCGAGAAGGAAACGGCACGGCTGGCGTCCGAACAGGCAGATCAGATCGCCGCGATCAAGGCGTCCGGCATGGACGAAGAGGCGCAGGCGCGTGCCATCGCTGCCGTGACGGCCGAAACGGAACGCCAGCGGGTTGTCATGACCCTCCTGGCGGAGGCCAAGCGCCGCAATGTCGATCTCGATGCTCTGCTTGCCGATGGGTCGATGACCTACAAGGAGGCCATCGAGGCCTTGGGCGAGGCGAAGAAGGCCGACATCATCGCCACCAACGAGCGTGCGATTGCTGAAGGCAAGGCGGCTGAAGCCCAGCAGATGATGGCGGATACGCAGCAGCAGGTGAAACAGGGGCTGCTGGATTCGGTCCTGGCCGGCGAGAGCTTCGCCGACGTGCTCGCCAATGTCGGCAAGATGTTCGCGCGTGCCGCGCTCGAGGCCGCGCTGTTCAACGAGGGCGCCTGGTCCTCGGCCGGTGGCGGCAAGGGGCTGCTCGGCGGCATCGTGGGCGCGATTTTCAGCGGCTGGTCATCAGGCGGCTATACCGGCCCCGGCGGCAAGCACGAGCCGGCCGGCATCGTACACAAGGGCGAGGTGGTCTGGTCGCAGGACGATGTGCGTCGTGCCGGGGGCGTTGGCGTTGTCGAAGCCATGCGCCGCGGCTCGCGTCTTCCCGGGCTTGCTGACGGCGGGGTGGCCGCAATGCCCATGATGCGGCTCCCGCAGATCCCCATCGGCGCTGCGGCGCCGCGGGGCACGGCCGTCAATGCCACCTTCGCGCCGAACATCAGCATCGCGCCCGGCGTCACCCAGGCCGAGTTGGGGATGACCATGGCTGCCGCCCGGCAGGAATACGAACGCAACTTCCTTCCGATGCTGCAGAAGCACATGCCCAGCTATAACGAACGGTATACCTGATGCCCGAAGTGATCGCCTGGCCGTGCAGCCTGACCCGGCCGATGGATGTCAGCTATTTCATCCAGTGGACCTCGCGCGACGCCGGCGCCAATCTCGCGGGCGTCGCGCAGGTTCTCGCGCCGAGCATGGGCGCCTGGCGGGTGGATATCACGATCCCGCGGGATTTCGACGGGACCAGGGTCAAGGAGCTGGAGGCCTTGGTCTCGGAAATGCGCGGCCGCTACAACGTGGCGAACCTCTGCATCTGCGATCCCTACAAATATGGCCCGCGCGTGAGCCCCGTGCAGACCCCGTTCAGCGATGGAACATGGTTCAGCGACGGAACCGGCTTCACCGACCCGGCAGCGGGCACGCAACCGCTGCTGACCTCGGCTGTGGTCGCGGCCGGGGACAATGAGCTTTATGTGGACCTGACCAACCCGGTGCGGCCCTCCCTGCGCATCGGCGACATGTTCTCGGTCAATGGCTTCCTCTACCGGGTTGTGCGACGCAATTCTGCCGGATGGGTAAAGTTCGAGCCGTCCGCCCGGCGCCCCATTGCTGCGGGAACCGCCCTGACCACCAATCCGCCGCGCTTCTTCGGCCGCTTTGTCGACGACATGCAGGGCCAGCGCACCCGTGAGATGCTCAAATGGGGCCAGAGCATCACCATTTCCTTCATCGAGGCGTTCGACAGATGAGCCCAGAGCTTGCCGCTTTCCTCGAAAGCGACCCCGAGGTGGTGCCGCTGGTCCGACTGTTCCATCTCAATTTCGGGTCGGTGCAGTATTACCTTAACGAAACCGAGGTGCCGCTGACCTTTGCCGGCCAGATCTGGCAGCCCTCGATGGGCTGGATCGGCGCCGACCCGCTCAGCCTGTCGGCCAATCCATTCGACGCCAACCCGGCCTATTACACGGTCTGGAACGTGGGAAACAAGGAAGGCGCTGACCTGGCCTATGAGGCGCTGAACAACCCGGCCTCATGGTCGGACAAGCTGGTGCGCCAGCTCTGGGCGGTGCGGGGTTTCCCTGACGATGCCATCGTGATGCATGTCGGCCGGATCGTCGATGTGAAGCCGCGCGAGAATGTCGGACTGGCCGAAATCCGCATCCGTGCCGAGACCATCGCCGCGTCCCGGAACTATACGCCGCTCGGCGAATATACCGACCGCGATCAGCAGCGCCGTCACCCGGGCGACCTCGGCTGCCAGTATGCGGCTTCTCTGGTCGGCAAGAAGATCAAGGGATGGCTGATCGGCTAGCGGCCTTTGTCGAGGCCACCGCCGCGCGGCCCTGGGACTGGGCCGCCGAGAACTGCACCTTCTGGGTCGCGGATTGGGGGCTGGTGCGCTGGGGCTTGGATTTCGCCGCCCGGTATCGCGGCAGGTGCCGCAGCGAGGAGGATGCCGACGCGCTGGTGGGTGGTGATCTGGTCGCGCTGGTCAGCCCGGAAATCCCGCTGCCGCGCAAGGATGCCCCGGCCGAGGGCGATATCGGCGTCATCGAATTCCGGGGCCGTCAGGTCTCTGCCATCTGGTCCGGCAGCCATTGGCTGATCAGGACGCCCCGCGGCGTTGCCATGGTGCGCGCCAGGGCAATCGCAATCTGGGGTGATTGAATGCCAGCAGTAGGAGGATGGCTCGCTGCCGTCTGGACGGGAGCCAGCGCGGCCGGCGCCGTGGGTGCGGCCCTGCTGAAGTTCGCGGTTGGCGTCGCGATCAACATGGCCGTCGCCAAGATCATGGCTCCGAAAGGGCCTCGACCGCAAGAGTTGCAAACCGAGTTGCGGTCCAGCAATGCGCAGCGCATCCGGCATCTCGGCCGCGTCCGGTCCAGCGGCGCGGTCATGTTCTGGGACTGGGCCTATGTCGGCGGTGAACGCCGCCTGTTCAAGCTGCTCGCGGTAGCCCAAGGCGGGATGAGCAATGTCCAGCAATGGTATCTGGACGGCGAGCCCGTCGAGGTCGATGCCAACGGCTATGTCACCACGGCACCGTGGAACAAGGGCAATATCCGTCTCCGCTGGCGGAAAGGCATCCAGGGCGATCAATGGGACGGCGGCGACTATGCCGACCTTCGCGCAGCCTTCCCCTCGCAATGGACCGAGGCGCATCGCCTGCGCGGCGTCGGCACGATCCTGGCCACCTTCGATGCGGTGGGCGGCGAGGATATCGCCGAGGTTTATTCCGGCGGCGAGCCAGAGGTCTCGGCGCTGATCGATGGGGCAGGTGCCTATTGGGTTCTGGATGGCTCGACCGTCAATGGCCGCAATCCAGCAGTGCACCTGTCCGATATCCTGACCAACCCGGTCTATGGCGCTTTGGCTCCAGCCGACATCGATGTGAGTCTGCTCGCCATCGCCCGAACCGATTGCAGTGCCTTGGTCCCGACGGATGGCGGCACGCGCAGCCGCTACCAGTCCGGCATCAGCTACGCGCTGTCCGATCCGATCAAGGATACGGCGCAGAAGCTCCTGGATGCCATGGGCGGCCGGGCTTGGATCACGCCGGAAGGCAAGCTCGCCGTCGAAGCGGGCGTCTGGCGGGCGCCGAGCATCACCATCGAGGAGCGCCATATCGTCGAAATGGAATATGGAGCCGGGACCGAGCGCATCAACCGGGTGACGACCCTGGTGCCGACCTATGTCGCGCCGCAGGTGCGGTGGCGGGAAACCACGGCCGATCCCGTCGACGATGCCGATGCGATCGCGCGTTGGGGCGAGGGACAGCCAAAAAGCGTGGATCTGCTGGCGGTGCAACATCACGGTCAGGCCGCTCATGTCTGCAAGCAAATGCTGGCACGGATGAACCCGGATCGTCGCATGTCCATCAAGTTGAGGGCTTTTGGCCTGCGGCTGATCGGAGAGCGCGTGGTGGCCGTCAACCTGCCGCGGCTGGGCCTGGCATCGGTGCCGTTCTGGATCGACGGCCTGGCCTTCGACGGGAGCAATATCACGGTCGATCTGATCGAGGCCGAGCCAGCGTCATTCGATTGGACGGCGAGCGAGGAGGGGGAACCGCCGGCCATCCTCACCGATATAGACCGGGGCGTCGCGACGCGAGATGTGGCGATTTCCGGCGTGACCCTGATTACCGACGACGGGCCGGTTTATATCCGGATCGAGGGAACGCTTGCGGCGCAACGCGGTGATCGGCTGATCGCGCAATATCGTCGGACGGGGAGCCTGGTGTCCTGGACCGACATGATCAGCGAGGGCACGTCCGGAAACGGGTTTTCGTTCAGGACGATGCCACTGGGCGACCTGTCCGAATACGATTTCCGGGTCTTCTTCGGCCGCTACAGCAACGGGTCCAGTGGCCGCGAGCTGCAGATGCTGTCCGTCCCGGTTGTCGTGACCGGGGTTGACGTCGTGGCCAACGGTAACCCGCCGGATGAGCCTGTCGTCATATCCGCCAGCGGCAGCGCGGGAGACAACCTGATCGTCACCTTCAGGGTAGACCTCGGCGCGAACTACCACCGCACCGGGCTTTATCGCGCCGCGTCCGGGGCGCCCTTCGGCTCCGCAACGCTGGTCAAATGGTCCTTCGACCAGTCTTCGCAGGTGACGATGACGGCCTCCATTCCGCCTTCCGGTGCGCGGTTCTGGCTGCGCTCCGAAAACCAATCCCAGGTCGCGTCCGACCCGGTCGAAGTCGGCAACTATCCCGCCTGATCAAGCGCAAATCCAGCAAACAGTAGCGGTCCTCTGGGGCCGCTTTTCCATGTGAGGCATGCATGTCATACGCGAGCGATGCGAACACGACCTATGTGAACGGCCAGCCCGTCGATAAGGCAGACGTTCGCAACCTATGGGCGTCTGTCGATGGGATCGTGGCCGCCAGCAATCTCGGCGACGTCCTCGCCCTGCAGACCGATACCGAGGCATCTACCGGCCAGATGCTGGTAACGACTATTCCGGCCGCGCAGTCTCATATCTCGCTCACGGCGGGGCAAATGCTGCGGTTCCGCTGCCCTTACCCAAACACCGGACCCGATCCGATCATCACCATCGGCGGCGATGAGTTCGTCATCAAGGCGCGCAATGGGAGCACGTTGGCCGCTGGCGATCTGCCGGGCGGCCAACGATTGCTCGGCTATATCTACTGGAATTCGACCGACAGGAAGGAAGTTCGCCTGTCAGAGTCCGTGCGCATTCCCGATATCAGCGGCCTGGCAATTGCCCTTTCCAACAACGGAAAAGCCTTCACTTCGCGCACTGCCGCCGTGAACTTCGGCCAGGCCAACCTGCCCGGATCGCTCAGCCTCATCACGACGATCGAGGGCGAGTATCTTGCGGTGCGCAGTTTCAGTAACGCCGCCGACGATCCTCTGTTCGAGACGCAACCTAGTTGGGGCGTGGCGTTGAGATTGCCGCGCCGCGAGTTGCTGGACAATGAGGTTTCCGCCCGTTCCTCCATGATCCGCCCTGTGGCCGACGTGAGCGGATATATTCTGGCCTCGGTGGATCGCAACGGCAACTACGTGATGCCGGGCTGGGCGCAGGAGAGCGATGGCGGTTGGCCGTCATGGATCTACGACGAGATCTGGACCAGGGTCGAACCCATGCTCCCCGAGCTTCCGCCGAGCGGCGTGATCCGTGAAGTCGGCGGCGAGTATATTTTCAGCCAGCATGACGCGAACGGCAACTTCATCATGCCGGGCTGGGCGCAGGAAAGCGACGGTGGCTGGCCCGCCTGGATCTATGACGAGATCTGGGCCGATACCAGCAGCCGCATGCCTGATCTGCCGCCGAGCGGCGTGATCCGCGAAGTCCAAGGATCGGGGTTGATCTTCAGCCAGCACGACCGCGACGGCAACTATGTGATGCCGGGCTGGGCACAAGAGAGCGATGGCGGCTGGCCGGATTGGGTCTATGACGAAATCTGGGACAATCTCAGCGATCGCATTTCCGATCCGGGCTCGGCCGCTCAAGAACTCGACTCGCCGTTCTACGACCGATCCGCCCAAGTGACCTTCGCACGGGCCCGGTCCGATCTGACCAAAATCGCCGTCATCGGATCGTCCACGCCCTGGGAAATGCGGACGGAAATCGCTGGTGCGTTCGACGGTCTGATCCCGGCTTACGGTGGGGTTGAGGTCGTTGACGTGACGAACGACTGCAAAAGCGGCGAGCGTTCGATGCACACGGCTGCGCGCCTCGGCGCCATCCCGGCGCGCCTGACCATAAACGGGGGCGTCATTCCCGCGTCGGGCCCCGTGTTGGTTACTGCCGTCAACATGACAGGCAATAATCAGCTGAAAGCGTTCGATGGGAGGCTGAACCGCTGGACCGATGACGCGAATACCGGCGGTCAGATCCCTGGAACTCTGTCCTGGTCGGCGGATGACAGTTCTCTGGTCTTCACCCGTGCAAACGCCGGCGCGGAAATTTCCATAGGCTGGGAGGTTTCGTTCTTCCCAACGCTCGGACCCACCCTGCGGGACCGCTTCTTTGTCATCCATACCGGTTGGAACGATGCACCGGGCGGATCGACCTGGGAGCAGATCTTTGAGCGGCGCGAAGCGATCGTGAACTATCTCGACGCGCGGGACATCCGCTTTTCGATCTGGACGGACATGTGCGACATGGATTGGGCTCCTGAAAACCCGAACCGCGCAAAGTTCGCCAGCGGCAATGCCGCCATGATCGCGAAGTGGGGCCCGTTGGTCTGGGACATGAACGCCTATTTCCTCAGTTCGAGGGTGTGGACCGATGCCGCGGAAATCCCTGCCGATATTCTTAACGGTCTTGCCCCCGGCTACGCTGGCCCGACCACGGAGGATCTGGCGCAACAGGCCGCGGGCAACCGCTGCCCGTCGCTGTCGCGCGACGCGGGCCACTTCAACGCGCTCGGGCGCTATCTCGCGGCGCAGGAATTCCGCCGCCATCTGATCAACAACAACCTCTATCGCACGGAGAGCTAAGCCGATGCCCGATACCGTCGCATTTTTCGGCCAGAAGGCGATCACTGGCCCGATCCCGCTGACGCGGCCCAACATCTACGACAAGGACGCGCTGATCATTCTCGATCCTGGCCGGTTGACTGGCGCGTCACCTGGGGTTCGCCCGGCTGTCATGGCCCGAGGCAGGGCACCCTACGCAGCCAGGAACTTCGACCAGGTGATCAACGACAGCCTGCGCCCCGAATTCGTTTGGAACGGCGGGCCGGATAACCTGGGCGTCCTGGATTTCAGCGGGGACCGTTCGCTGACAACGGAAGGCCGCGTCAACATCAACACGGGCGAATGCACGATCATCCTCACCGTCCGCATCCGCGCCTATGGCCCGACCTCATCCAACCTTAGGATTTTGGAACCGGGTGATACGCCAGGCGGATCGCCCGCAATTCGACCCGTTGCCGATGCTGACGGGGTAACGAACCCACGTGTCGCGGTTTTTGCGTCGGGGGCGACCGGCGTTTATGTCCCGACCAGCAACCCGAACGACTGGAAAGTCATCGGCGCGTCGATCAGCTCGACCGGCCCCAGCTATACCTACAAGACCGGGGATGCGCTGCATACCCGCGCCGCCGCTTACCCAGAGGTCACTGAAATCAGGCATCCCATCTTCGGCTGCGATATTCTCGGTCGCGGCCTTTCCACCGGAGGCGCGGGCGATTTCCTGCTTCGTGAAGCCCGGTTCTTCGATCGGGCGATGGGGGCGGATGAATTGACCGAAGATTGTCAGCGGCTGGAATCGCTGTTCGGCATTACCTGAAAACCGAAGGCATTCCCCCGGCATCTCAACAGCCCCGCCCAGGCGGGGCTTCTTCTTTGGCAAGCGGAGAGACGATGGATACACCCCCTGAACCCGGCCTGATCGAGGCCATGCAGAAACTGATCGGCGGGGCAGGGACGGCCATGGTCGCTGCCGTCGTCGGTCGCCTGATGTGGCATGCCGGCGAGGTCCGGGCCCGCCGCCGCCCGGCCTTCGGGTTGTTCATGATCTGGGAGCTTCCGATGGCCATCGGGATGGCGCTGATCGGTGATGGCGCTGGCGAATACCTGGAACTGACTGACCCGCAGACCGTGGCGCTGATCGCGGTGCTGTCCTACCTCGGCCCGCGCGGCATCTGCGCGGCGCTGGAGCGCTGGTGGGTCAATCGGATGGCACCGTAAACGCCCAGCTCTGCCGCCAGCCCCTCCAGCGCGGCAATCGTCGCGTCGTAGCTGTTCCCGGCCTTCGGGAACCGCGCCTTGCCTGAAGCCCGGCCTCTCTCAGTTCGCGAAGGCGTCGATCAGGTTCAGCACCGCGAGGATCTTCCGGGTGCCGCTGTCGACGCGGTAAATCCGGCCATCGTCCCGGTAGTAGTTCCACCCCCGGCGCTGCTCCAGGCCGTACCGGTCCAGATCGCGGATCAACAGGTAATCGCCGATGCGTAGCGTATCGCCGACGCGGGTGCCGTAACGTTTACCGACCTGACCGGGCGGAATGCAGGGCGGGTTCTTCTTGGCGAGGCCGGGCGGGCAATCGGTCACATAGCGGACCGGCGCGCGGTGGCTGTCCCTGTGGCCGCGGTCGTCGTGATGACGCGCGGGCCCGCCTTTGCCATGCCCACGTCCAGGATCGGCGGTGGCCGGGGCCGAACCCAAGGCGGCAACGGTCAAGGCGGTCAGCAGCATCGGTGCCAGTTTCATCGTTCGTGCTCCGCAGAATTCACAGAGCAATATAGCTTTGGCCCGCGCGGCAGTTGCATCACAAAAACATGCGCTGGCGGAAAGCTGCCAGCGAGAACATCCGGGAACAGACCCAGATCGTTTCCGAACCGATCCGTTCAGAACCGGGACCGAACCGGGAATGAACGCGGAACACCCCGCCCACGTCGCCCCGCCTCGCGCGGGCTTTTTCCTGTCTTGACGTGGAATCCGCAGTCTGATTCACTAGATGTGCGGGGGCGCCGGGGCCTTGGTGCAACATACTGTAGTTGTGTTGCGGGTCGGTGGACGGTTGAACATGGGATTTCAGCCTAGAGACATTGATCAACACAAGCCGGGACCCGCACCTATTTGTTGTAGAACTTATACCCAAAGTGTTGGAAAATCAGCTTCTGTTCGCTGTTCAGTCCACTGTCGATCCAATGCGGTTGCAGCACGATCCCCATGTCTGTGAATGAACCATTAGCTCTCGCGACTATGGGGGTCAGCATCTTGGCGTAATCGATAGCCCATTTCGTCGAGTTCGTATCGACAGCTTGGTAGAAAGCGCTTGCGCTCAGATCGGCTAACTGTAGGCCTGCATGGAGGTAGTGGGGGACATAATCCACTAGTCTATAGCTTAAAACTTCGAATCTGATTTGGCGCCTGTCGAGAAGTGGGCGACCACCTACGCGTAGCTTCTCCCAGTACGCTTTTGTCTGACCGTATGAATGTCCTCCTCTGGAGCTGAAAAGGACCTTCATTTTCCCTGGTCGGCCAAATCGCCTCATTGAGTTATTGAGGCAGAAGGTCGTTGCTCGCTCCATCAAGACGCGCACAACCCAGTTGTAGAACCATTGCTTGCTACCCGCCTGGGCCGCACGAGGGTTGTTATACCCACGCATGTTTTTCTTGTTTGAGCATACTGTGAAGCATCGCACCGGCAGTTCCGACAGCATTTCGGCCGCCCTGATCTTTTTTGATGGGCTCAGCTTCCTGAAGTGTAAAACTCCAGACTGCAATGCGTCGATATCGGTGCGGATGCTATCGAGCCATTCTCGGCATCGTCCTTCATCCTCTGCTCGCACCAAGAGGCCGGAAAGAACCAGCCATTCTGATGAGCCATCCTTGTCGATAGGCATGACCTTTTTCAGGCCGTCATCGCCGGCTTCATCAATAAACAGAACATAATCGTACTCAATCTCGCTCATTTGACGATCAAATGCCAGAGACTTGAGATTCGTCAAGACCCTCATCACCGCCCAAGTGGCGGTTTTTTCATGGAGAAACCGACATGACAGCAGTCATGAACGCGGTGCGCGCGCGGCAGGCGCGCTGCGCCGCCCTGGGCTTTTGGCCCGGACCCATCGACGGAATCGACGGGCCGCGCACCCGCGCCGCCTATGCCGCCGCCATCGAGGCACAGCGGGCGCGGGGCCTGCCGTTCCAGCACCCCACGGGGATCACCCGCATCCACTGGCATTGGACCGCGGGCGGCTACAGCCCGAACGCCGTGGACCTGCGCTCCTATCACGCGCTGATCGACGGCGAGGGCAAGATTCGCTGGCCGGTCGATCCGACCACCTCGCGCTCGCACACCCTCAACGCCAATGGCGGCGCCATCGGCCTGTCGATCTGCGCCATGGCCGGGGCCCAGGAGCGGCCCTTTGCCTGGGGCAAGGCGCCGATCACGCCGGCGCAGGTCTCGGCCCTCGCCCGCGAGACTGCGCGGCTGTGCCGGACCTATGACATCCCGGTCTCGCGCTGGTCCACGCTGTCGCATGCCGAGGTGCAGCCGACGCTTGGCGTGGTGCAGCGCAGCAAATGGGACATCACCGTCCTGCCGGGCATGTCGGCGCCGGCCGACCCCATCACGGTCGGCGACCGTCTGCGCGACCTGGTCGCGCGCGAGCTTTCCACCTTCTGAGGAGCATCATCATGCAGACTATCATCAACGCGGCCGCGCCGCATCTCCTGGAACTGATCGGCCTCGCGATCACCGCCATCATCGGCTGGGGCGTGAGGCAGGCCAGCAAGCGATGGGGCATCGAAATCCAGGCCAGCCATCGCGAGGCCCTGCACTGGGCGCTCTACACGGCGGCGCAGCTGGCCATCAAGCACGAGCTGACCGGCAAGGCTGCTGTGGATCTGGTGCTGGAATATGCGCGTCGCAGCGTGCCCGATGCGATCGGCAACCTGAAACCCTCGGCCGAGGTGCTGACCGATCTCGCCAAGGCCAAGCTGGAGCAGGTCGCGGCCGAGAAGGTCAAAGAGGCGGCGGGCGGCGCGGTGGATCAGCTGGCCGAGGCATTGCGCAGGGCAGGGGCAAGCTGAAACCACAACGGGCGGGCCCGAAGGTCCGCCCGTCGTTTCGGTTAGATTTTTCGGATGAGAAGGGAATCTGATGATGTGCAGAACGCCCTATGAGGCTGCGCTGGCCGCGTCTCTGGTTGCCGGCCTTGCGGTCGGCGCCACTATCGCCGCGGCCGCGCTAATCACGGCGCAGGCGATGGGGGTGCCGCGCTATGCTTCGTAAATCGCGGATAGCTCACGACATTCGCGCGTCGTGACGAAGATCGGCGGGAATCTGCCGGTGTGCCTGTCAGGATTCGGCATCCATCTGCCCCCATGCTAGCCTGCCCACATCAGTCAGGTGGAGGGTGAAGAGATGGGGCAAAAATTCGTTCCCGAGCTACATGACCCGGAATACCGGAAGACTGAGGGACAGAAGTTTGAGAAGCTGACGGACGACGAAGCTGAGAGCATATTTGATGCCATGGTGGCGAAGCTCGACGCTGAAGAGCGGTCTGATCAGCGCCACAGCTGACCTGCGCTCCGCTTCGGTCCGCCGGGGCGGGGCCTTTTTGCATGGTGGCGGCGCTGCCAACCGCGCCGGGCGCCGCGCCGTCAGTTCATCGTCGAGGCTGCGACAGTAGCGCGCGGGCTCAGGGATCTCGGACGAACACGCCGGCTGAGGTGAGTGCCTGGACGAAGTCTGCCCGAACCTCTTCCGGCTCCAGATCTCCATGCTCCAGCCAGAGGCAGGACTTCGCCGCCTTGCGAAATGAGGGATCGTCTGGCTTGCAGTAGGTCAGCAGAGCCCGGCCCATGCCCTCGGCATCGTTCACGACGCGGAAGGTGCCGGGCTTCTCCTCGTAGCTGACCGGCCTGATCGTCTGTTTGCTCGGCATCGGCGCCCTCGCTGGCTACTGCGCAGGGAAACCCGGACCAGCGCGGATTTGTTCCCTGCCATCTGGACTCAGTCGTTCGCTTTCTGTTCTCATGGCGGCGGAAGGGAATCGCCATGACAGAACTGCTATTCGAGCCCGGCACCACACACGTCGTCGTCACATGCTGGCGGTGCAAGCGCGATCAGACGTTCTATCCTCAGGACTTGCCCGAGGGCATCGATTACTGGGCGTTCTGCGGTCGAGCGGTGTGCAAGGGCTGCGCGGCCCACCATCCGCATGTGACACGGTATCCCAAGCCGCTGGACCCGTGGCAGCGGTCTCGGCCGAGCGGCTGAGCGGGCTGCCCGCCGCAGTGAACAACCCCAGAACGCCTTGCACGGATTTTGCACGAGAATCACGTGCAGTTCTCGGGAAGTTCCGCGAAAATCCGGGAAAACGCAGCTTGCCGCCAGTGCTGCACGATCAATCTAAAAACCCCTTGTTTCCTTGGCGCTTGACCCATATACGGGGCGGCGGAGACGTGGCCGAGTGGTCGAAGGCACACCCCTGCTAAGGGTGCAGGCGGGAAACCGTCTCGAGGGTTCGAATCCCTTCGTCTCCGCCACACTCCATTGATATTTATAAGAAAAATTTCCATTCAAGCGATACAACCGCCATCACGCCCGCCTTTATATTTGCGGTTGGCTGCTACCGATTGCGGCCGTGAGTGATGCGGATAGGCCACGCCCTGGGATGGATTAGAGATGGGGCGCGACCATAACCAAGCCAAGGTCGCCATCCAGAACGCTCATCTTGGACACTGGTAGGGTGACAAAAAAAGCGGTAGCGACCGACATGCGCCCTCCTGCGATTTTCGCTATTCCGCAGTTCTCGGCCCTCGGGTCGTCAGAAAGGGCTCTCTGGCTGGGTCTTTGCGACGGCCAGGAATCGCAACGTGCTGCTATTCGGTTGCGATTTTTCCGTGTGAGGCTGCCGGGAAACGGAAGCTGCGACATTGCGACACCCGCGACATTCGCGACAAAGGGCGTGTTTGTCGCAGGTGTCGCGAATGTCGCAGGGGCGTCGATCCGGCATGGATCAAGAGCATTGCCCCGTGCCGATGCTGAGGCTGACCGTTGTCGCGAATGCGCGAGAGCACTCTGGACGGCGGATCTATTTACCGCCCCGCTACACATGGTATGTACAGCATGACACACGGCATGTCAACACATGCGTGTATTAATATACACAAGGAGTGTTTATGCCCGTTCTTGACAGGAAGGTCTGCAAGGCCGCCCGCATGCTCATTGATTGGAAGGCTGCTGACCTTGCGGCTGCGGCTGCCGTATCACATGACACGCTGCGCTCCTTCGAGAGTGGTCGCACAAAAGCTCTAAGCCGGGAGAACGAGGAAGCCATCCGCAAGGCCCTTGAGGCCCAGGGCGTGCAGTTCCTCGAAAGCGGGCAGGTCGCGGCGGGGCCTGGGGTGGCCATGAGGGCTGATGAGCCCGATACGGCTTGAAACCGTGCGGCTTTGCCTCGCAGCGCCCCTCGAAGATCAATGCGATTGCTTTGCGCTCCGCCTTTCATCCTGCTTGCATTCTGACGAAGGCGGCCATCCACTGTCCGCAGCATCAACCCAAAGATGAGGGACGGTAATGACTGACAAGCTTTCGGCGCTACAGCCCTATGCAATCGGGGCCCTGCGCATCGTCGCCGGACTGCTCTATTTCGAGCATGGAACCCAGAAGCTGTTCGGCATCCCCATCCCCGGCCCCGAGACCCTCGGCATGCTGTCGCTCGTCTCCGGGCTGCTGGAGGTTATCGGCGGCGCACTGATCATCCTCGGCCTGTTCACCCGGCCGGTGGCATTCGTCCTGTCCGGGCACATGGCCTTCGCCTATTGGATGGCGCATGCCCCGAAGAGCGTATTCCCCGTGGCCAACGGCGGCGATGCAGCCATCCTGTTCTGCTTCGTTTTCCTGTTGCTCGTGACCACCGGTGCCGGGGCGCTGTCCATAGACCGGATCACGGGCCGCTGAGAAGCTCTGCTGAAGCATCCCGTCTCCGGCGCGATTAGACGCGCTGGGGGCGCAACGCCATAACCCAAGGCGGGATCAACCAGGCCGCAGCAACCCCTGTCAGTGGAGCGTTCAGACCACGCCCGCGGTGATGACCGCCAACGCGACGGGCGTCAGCGGCGGGAAGGCGAACACTGAAAGCAAGGTATTCCCCGACACCGAAGCTTCGAAATCCCCCAGATCCGTTGAAAATGTCTCGCCCTTCCGCTGCCTGCACATCACACCAGCCGTGGGGCAGGATCGGGCAGAGTTCGGAGAGGGATGAAACGATGGAAAGCAACGACAAACGTGGTGAGGCGCTCCGGGCGTTCGTGATGGACTTGCTCCTGAGTTCGCCGTTGCTGCGGCCGGGGCGCGAGCATGAGACTGCCCGATCCTACCAGGACAAGGCGGCCGTCTCGCACCCCGAGGTGGCGCGCGTTCTTCGCGAGGCCGCTGACCGCTTGCTCCATGGGTGACACTGCCGCGATCCATCCCCGCTACCATGCATTGGCGCTGGCCCCCTCGAAAGCGGCAGCCAAGGCACCATCCTGCTGCCCTTAATTTCGTGTAGCCTGTAAGCTACATACAATCATGATCGAGATCCGCCAGACAGACACCTTCCGGGAATGGCTGCTTGCCCTTCGCGATACACGGGCCAAGCAGAAGATTGCCAGCCGCATCCAGCGGCTGCGGTTCGGAAACCCCTGAGACGTGAAGCCGGTTGGCGCTGGCGTGAGCGAGATGCGTATCAACGAGGGGCCCGGCTATCGACCCCATGTTCACCACGCTGATCGTCGATGAACCCGACCATCACTTCGACCGGCGGTCGAGCTCCGCCATCGCAAAATACGCGCTCGCCTTACGAAGGATCTCATTCGCCTGACGCAACTCGCGGTTCTCCCGCTCCAGCGCCTTCATCTTCTCGGCCATATCGGTCGGAATGCCCGCGCGCTTGCCGCTGTCGACCTCGGCCTTCTTGACCCACTCGTTCAGGGTCTGGGGCGCGCAACCGATCTTCGCGGAAATCGACAGGACCGCCTGCCAGCGCGATCCATGCTGCCCCTCAGCCGAACCAGCTGTCTGCGTGGCGGCGGTTGGCCAAGCAGGGCAAGCTGGTGCTGCCAGCTATAGCACCTGACGCGCCGGTTTTTGCACCGCTGGTGGTTTGCGATCCGGCGCCAGCACCCCCTTCCTGCGACAGGCGGCCGGCTGAAGAGCAGATCCGGATCGTAATCGGCGAGGTGAGGCTCGAGCTGGCCGCGGACACGCCTGCGGTTCGGCTGGCCGAGATCGTTCGTGCTCTTGGAGCCGCCGGATGCTGATGCCGTCTCAGGGCATGCGGATCCTGGTGGCGACCAAGCCGGTGGACTTCAGGAACTATGCGGCGACCATGATTATGCGGAGTTGGCGTTGCCGATCGATAGATTAGGGCTTTTTTACAGATACCTAAGTAGCCCGAGAGCAGGCTTTCGCTCCGCATAACTATGCTCCCTCGCGATGGTTCAATATCGTGAGGAGAGCAAAGATGGATGCCAATAATCGTAATCACTGGTTCCTCGATCCGGGACCGTTGTCGTCGTGGATCGATCAGTTCGCGGCCGACCTTGCCGCTCAGAGATATACGCCGCTGACGATTGAAGGCTACACGGCCTCGGCGCGTCATTTTGCGGCTTGGCTTGGTAGCGCAGGTATCGCGATCGATGATATTGGTGACGATGTCGTTCGTCGCTTTGCCGAACATCGGTGTCGATGTCCTGGTGGGCGGCGATGGCTGCGTGTTTCACCAAAGTATTCGCGCCGCGCCGGGCGGTTCGTTGTTTTCCTGCAAAGGAAAGGTGTCGCGCGACCATCCGTGAAGGTCGCCTCGTCATATCCCCTGCTTGACGATTATCGGAACTGGTTGCGCATCCACCGGGGACTGTCGGAACGGACGATCGCCCGCCATCTTCGCCACCTGCATAAGTTGTTGCCGGAACTCGGCACGGCGACCCACGACTATGATGCCGCCCTCGTCCGCAATGTTGTCCGCGAGTGGCGCGAGCGAACCGGACCGGCGGACCTGCGGACCATAACGAGCACCTTGCGCAGCTATCTCCGTTTCCTCGCGGGTGCCGGCCTCTGTCGCCCCAACCTCGATCACGCCATCCCGCCGGTCGTGCAATGGCGCCTTTCGTCTTTGCCGCGGTATCTTGCTGCCGCCGATCTCGAACGCGTCGTTGCATCCTGCGATCAACTTACCAGGGGGCGCCTACGGGACCGTGCGATCCTGCTCCTGCTCGCACGCCTGGGGCTGCGGGCCGGGGATGTCGCTGGACTCAGACTCAGCGATCTCGATTGGACGTCTGGCATGCTGCGCTTGAGTGGCAAAGCGCGCCGGCAGGTTCGGTTGCCGCTCCCGCAGGACGTCGGCGATGCGATCCTCGCCTACATCGAGCTGGAACGGCCGCGCGTGGATCAGGAGGCGGTCTTTCTCATGATGGTCGCACCCTACCGATCATTCTCGCAGTCCAGCCACGTCTCCACGATCGTAGCACTGGCGCTGAAGCGGGCGGGCATTTCCGATGCTCCGTCGACCGGAGCCAGCCTGCTGCGCCACTCCGCGGCGACCTCGATGCTGCGCTCGGGCGCCACGCTCGAGGCTGTCGGCACGGTGCTGCGTCACCGTTCGCTCGATATGACCGCGCATTACGCCAAGGTCGACATTGCGATGCTGGAGCAGATTGCCCAGCCCTGGCCGGGAGAGCTGGCATGCTGA